TGACTAGGTCGGCCGCGTTGATCCCGGCCGCGGAGCCGCCGATGATGTTGACATAAATGTCCTTCATGACATCCGCGACATTCTCCATAAGAGACGTGTCCGGGTTCTCGAGCCCCTGGATGTCGCCGACAAGGTTCGAGATCTCCGATTGCAGCGGGAAGCAGACCTTATAGCTCCACCAGGTGGCCTCCACGTTCATTCCGGTCACTAGGGATTGAGCGCCGACCCGGACCTCGGCCGGGTTGTAGGCCGAAAGGATCGTCGCCCGGAGGTTCGACGCGGGCGGTTTCCCCTTCTTCGTCGTCCAGAGTTGAACGTTAGTGAGGTAGAACGGCGATGCGCCAGTCGTGAACGACTGCGCGATCCTCGTCCGCGCGGCGGAATCCCTTAGCGCGAATCCGGCGCCCCTGAGATAACAACCGGTGTCGACTTGCCGCGTAGACGGGGAGCTGAGGGTCGTCCTTCCGTATATCCGGAACAGGAGGTCAACGGTCGGGTCCGGAGTCCAGATGCCGGCGCCATCAATCCTGAAGGCCTGGCCGCCGGCATATCCCGCTGTCGCGGTCTTCTTGAAAGAGATGTGGTTGACGCCGCTTACCGGGTAGTCGGCCTCGAGGACGAAGTAATAAAGGGTGTTGGCTGCGAGATGTGGAGTCGAAGTGAGCAAGAACTCCCCGTTCGGAAGGTCCACGGTGTAATCTGCATTCAATACCAGCGGCACGGCGCCATCTCTTATCTCGTCGATCGCGCGAAGGCCGCGCCTGGAGAATTTGTATTTCCAAGTCGTCGTGTCGATGCAGATCGGCGTCACGTTTTTCAGAACGCCATAGGCCTCCGGGATCGCCACCACCCCGTCCACGCCGTCCTGGAGGTTCGGATAGGACGTCTCGCCGGCCGGGGCAGACTTCCAATACTTGAATCTCGGGATCATGATTTTTAACATCGGCTTATATGACCCCCGTCATGAGGTCCTCGACGGTGATCTCGACCTCGTTCTCCATCCACGTTATGTCGCCCGTCCAACCGTCCCAGAAGACGGCGAAGTCCGCATCCGCCGCCCCGTTCTCGCCGATCCGGGCGGTGAGCCGCTTCCCCTCGTAGATGTAATCGGTGAGATCCGTGTCGAAGTATCCCTCGCCGTTCATGAACTTCAGGCTGCCGAATGTCTGCTTCGTCCCGCCCTCATGGTAGCCCCCCGTCACGTATGCGACCGGCGGGATCGAGTTCTTGCCGACGAGCGGGAGGTAGGGCCTGCCCGCGAAGACGTAGGCCCGGGTCCCGAAGCGCCTCCAGAGGTATGCCGCGATGATGTATCCCCCGTCCCCCGGATCGCCATCGTCCGCGACGTGGAGGTAAAGCCTCTTCGCCGCGGCGTCCCAGCACCAGGTCGAGGCCGCTGCGTGGCAGGCCGCCGGATCAGCCACCTCCGCGAGCTCCGCCCCGTTGGCCTTCACGCTGGCCGGCTCGCCTTCATGCTCGCCGAATTTGTCGGCGTGGGTGTGCGGGATCCACCAGGCGTCCGTGTTCGGCGCGTCCGCCTGGGTCCAGGTGTCGGTGTCGATCCTGTGGGCGATTTCGATCTCGCAAAGGACGACGCTGTCCTGGTTCACCTCGCCGGGTGTGTAGGTCATCAGAGCTCCTCCCTGAACTTTAGGCCGGTCTCCCAAAGCGCGCCGCTGACGGTCATCGGGAAGGCGATGTATTCCAGGAAGTGAGCATAGACGGTGCTTATAATCTCGTCAGTCGTATCAAGGCATATCCAGAGCGGCAGCTTTTTGCCGCAAACCGCGTTGATGGCCGCGTAGCCTGCGGCATCCGCTTGGCCGATGATAGAGATCGGCACATCATAAACCTCGTAGGGCGGTCGCTCAGTCACCGACGCCTGACCACCCGAGCTATAACTAACTTCCGAATCGCTCTCGGGCCAATTGTTCGATCCCCCGCGACACTCCCCCTCCGGCTCAAAGACCGGGCCGAGGTAGATCCGTGAGGCCGAGAGATATCCGTCCGGATTCCCGGCATCAAACATGGATAATATCCACGTTGTATACTGGGCAGTCGGCCTTGCAAGGGCAATTTCAATCCTTTTTTCGGCGACTTCTTCAACCGTAGGATTTATCGTAAAAATATTATTGCCGTCTCCGGTTAATATGACAGTCGCTCCCGTCGTTAGATTCATGTTCTCAAGAATAAATCCTTGAATCGCACGAGGGACTGTAAAGATCGCCTGAATCCATTCACCGCCTGAACCCGTCGCCGCGCTTCTCCAATCCACGGTCTTCCAGCGGTTCTGTAACTGTTCAACCGGATAATCGGCCGCCTCGGAACTCGCCGTCACTATCGCCGAGTCGAACCAGTTCTGCCAGAAGAACCTCATCTTTTTGAAAATCATCCCACACCCCCGATGGTCCGCGGCGGTATCATGCGGTTCGACCGCTGGTATTGCGAATGGAGCCATTCGACCCGGCCGTTCGCGATCCGGAGCATACGCTCATCGAGTTTCATTCCATCCAGGTAGAAGGGGATGGTCAGATTGATCGGGCCTTGTCCCCCGCCACCTCCGGATTGCGGGATGCCTGCCAGTGGCCGTCCAGCCAGGTAGTCATCAAGATTTCCGATAATTTCGGGCTTGCGTTCAGCAACCATCGCCATTTGAGGGGCCCATGCAATTCCGCCCGAAGCGAAGCCTATTTCCCCGATTTTTTTATCTATGCTCTTGAGATATCCGACGACGTCTTTCAGGTAATGGCTGGAGGCAATGGTTTTTAAATAGCCACCGATTGTTCCCAGCCTATCCTTCACGCCTTTATCCAACTTCGTTGAAATGGCCCAAAGCGCCGTCTTGATATTGTCGTTGAGCGTATCAAAAATCCTTGTGAGGAGGCTGATCTGGATATCTTGTCTTTCGACAACACGACCCATGCCGTCGCCCGCTCCGGAACCACCGGAAGAGAAAATTCTTTTGAGCAAATTTAGGCCCGCCATAATGCCGAGCGCCAAGAGCGCCGTGACGGTGATCGCGGGCGCGGCCGCCGCAATGATCGTCGCCGCTGAAGCGATTCCGGTAGCCAATGCAACCATAGCGCTAGCGATTGCCGTCGAGATTGAAATGATCGCCGCGCCGATCCCCGTCGCCAAGCCGGAGATGAATCCGCCGATGCCGGTCCCGATTCCCGATATGAACTCCCCGATCGTCGCACCCAGGCCCTTGACATGCTCTCCCGTACCATCCAACGCTCCGGCAACCGCATCCGTGCCCTTCCCGACGAGCTTCTCCGCCAATTTCTTGATGAGATCACCGATAGGTTTGAACATCGTGGTAAGGAAGATCGTCGTCATATTTTCGCAGGCCGTGGCGAAGATCCCTTTGACTTTGAACCAAAGACTATCTTGCCGCTTTAATTCATCATCGGCTTGCTTTTGCCGGGCCGTATCCTCGGCGATTCGGATGGCATTGAGGTCAGTCTCATGCTTCCATTGGAGGGCCAAGAGTTTTGCGGCCTGCGCTTCTTCCCTCTTGTACTTCGCATCTTCTCGCGCGCGTTCAAGCGCCACTTTCGCGTTTTCCCTGGCGATTTCGCGGGCTAGTTTAGCGGCCTCGTATTTCCTCTCCAGCGCATTAAGCGCCGCCTCTTTCTGGACCTCCGTCATCTTGCTGTTCTCTATGGCTTTCTTGTCGCGTTCGTACTTATCGGCGTATCGTTTATCTTCCTTGTCTTCCTGGCGGCTCCTCCGTCTGTCCGCATCTTCCTCAGCCCGCGAAATTTGCAATTCCTGCACATCGAAAGCCCTGCGGGACGCATCTGTAATTTTGTCGTAAGCCGAGTCTGCCGCCTTTACCATGTCGTCATAATAGGAGCTGTCGAATTTAGGGGTCTCGGGCATGGCCCCGAAGAGACCCTTGAAGTTGAAGAGTCCGGCGATCTCCGAGGCGATATTCCGCATCGCATCGGAGATGACCGTAGAACATTCTTGCCAGACAGATTTCGTCTCTTCGGCCGCGTCCTTGCTTGCCGCCGGGATATTTTGCAGATGCGCCGGGAGATCCTGCATGGCCAACTTTTCAAAATCGGCCTGCATCTCTTCAGCAAGATCCTTGAACTCGGCATTGATAGCGACGGCAATCTCCTCGGTCGTCGCCGGCAGGTTGTCCATGCTGCTCATGACGGTTTGGAACGCCTGGGCGAGGTCGATGACCGGCCCTTTCAGGGCCGTCAGCCTGCCTTGGAGCGTGTTGATCTCTGTGCAGATGCGCTGGATCTCGTCGGCCGTTAATTTACCTCGGTAGGTGACTAACGCCTCGTTCAGCTTCTTGATCTGCGCTTCGATATCCGAACGGAATGTGATGCCTAACTGTTCGGCGAGAGATCGGGTCTCGACCGTGACCCCAGTCATTTGTTCTTTGAGCTTTGCGATTTGGTCTTCAAGTGCTTTCACCGATCCGGGCGTCGACTCAGCCGATTCCTTCAAGAGCCGGAGCGCTTCTTCGGCTTTTGCCAATTCCGCCGTGAGTTCGGTCTTGGTCTTGAGGCCGAAGTCCTTGAAGATAGTAGCAAGGTTGGCGACCGCCTGGGCCGCCGGGACGATTGCCCCCTTGATGGCACGGAAGGCATCACCGAGCAGGAGCATCGCACCCTTGATGTTGATCGACTTATCCCGAGCTGCATCCATATCCGTCAAGAATTTACCAAGCCCCTCGCGGGACATATTCTTGAATGGATTAAAGCTCGGGGCCATTGCTGCAAGGGCATCTGCTGTCGTCTTGCCTTCTTCCCGGAGCTTCTTGAAATCCGCGATCATCTTGGCGACGCCCGCCACAACGATGGCAACCCCGGCAAGCGAGAACGTGAATACAAATGTTTTTAAGGCAACGAGCCGAACGGCCGCCAGCCCCCTGAGCAATCCCGGGAGCGCATATATCACGGGACCAATCACGGTCAACAGGCCCCCGAGCCCGAGTGCGACCTTACTCAGGCCCTCCGCCAGGCCGGGGTTTTCCTTCGCCCAATCCTTAATTTTGACTATGGCGTTTGTGGCCCCCTCGATAAGATCCTGGATATGTGGCATCAGGGCCTGGGAGATTTGGATGCCGAGCCCTTGAGACGCGCTCCCCAAGTCCACCAACGCATCATTGAAATCGGAACAGGCTTGCGCGGCCTTTTGCGTCAAGACGGTTCCAAAGCGTTCGGCTCTTTCAGTTGCCTTCCTGAGTCCTTCGGCCCCAAGATTCAGTGTCGGAATAAGCGACATCCCGCCCCGGCCAAGAAGCTCAACGGCGGCATTCGTCTTGACCGCCCCAGTCTCCATCCCCTTAAATTTCGTAGCGACATCGAACAGGACATCCGCAGTGGGTCGAAGGGCCTTTGTATTGACATCGATAACGGAAATTCCCAGGTCATCAAATAGCTTAATGGCCGCTACATTCCCATTATTCGCGTCGACCATTTTCCCGGACAGAAACTTCATTCCGGTGGCCAGATCCTCGGCTGATGCGCCATTCTTTCTCAGAACGCCATCCAGTCCGGTCAGGAGCGCAACGCTAGCGCCGGTTCGTTGGGACATCTCGTCCGCGGCATCGCCATAGTCGGCCGTCTTCTTGACCATCGCGCCGAGAGACGCAACGATCGCCGCGCCGACCACCGTAAGCGTCTTGCCGAAGTCCTTGAACTGCTGCTCATGCCGCATGACCAGCCCGGACAGGCTCTGCTGGTCCTTCTTAACCGCTTCGACAGACTTCTGCCAGCCCGCTATGTTCAATTCAAGACGACCTATTACGGCTCCCGCATCAAATGCCATTTATGCTCTCCCCACGCGTTTTCCGCCCGTCATGTCAAGCCAGGCCATCGTCTTCGGAGTTGCCGATGGACTCCATCCCACCGCGTCCAAATTCCGCAATGTGCTTTGATAAAAGGCCATTTCAGACCTCACGGTGTTCACCTCCGCCCAGGGCATCCGGGACATTCGGATCGCGTCGATCTTCTCGTTCAGTGACTTCCTTTGCGCCGCCAGAAGCCAAAACTCGAAGTCCCTGACGTCCAGGTTCAGGAGATCCCTGAACGAGAAAAGCCCGGGAAACGCTCCCGCTATTACTGCGAAATTCCGCCCTCGGGCTTCGGCGCGTTTTTTTCGGCCACCGCTTCATCGACCGGGGGCATGTCAGGCGGAGGGAACGATACTTCCTCAATCTTTCCCAGCTTGCTGGCATTCAAGGCGTCGTTCGCGAGCTCCACCATCCGGTTTAGTATCCGGAAATCGATGGTCTCGGTCTCCTCCGCCTTGAGACCGAAAATGAGCGCCACCGCTTGGACCACGTACTCATCGTCGTTCAGGGTCCTGGCCTTCCGTTGCTCCCCGAGCTTGGACATCTCCCGGATCAGAAGATCCGAAAGCGGCACGGACTCATAGGTCCGCCCGCCTTCAACCTCGATCGTCACCGGCTCGAAAAGACTGGTCTCGATTTTAAACTTCGGCATGGCACATCAAGGGGTCGGGAGGCCGACGCGCCACATGTTGCCGACGTTGCCCGAGGCGTCGTCCGGAAGCGCGTTGAACGTGACCATCGTGATCCGCTGGCCGCTGTTGTCGAAACCCCAGTCGATCTTCGAGGTCGGATCGGCCTTGAAAATGACCAGCGTCGCGTCGGGATCGATCGAGGGCAGGGCCCCGTCCATGATCGTCAGGATCAGCTCCTTGGCGATGGAGCGTCCGCTGAGGCCCGTGGTTGTGGCCACGATCATGCCGTCCGCGTCGATGGTCGCCCCGGCGATGAGGTCCTCGATCAGGGCCAATGCCTGATTGGTCAGCGGGACCTCGACGGAAGCCTTGCGGCCCTTCGTGACGGTGTTCTGGATCGTCTCTCCGGTCTGGTCATAGGTGATCTCCGTCTTCATCACCTCGTCCGTAAATTTGACGCCGCCCTTGGTATAGCCGAGGTCGACGCCGTCGTACTTGATCTGGCACGGGCCAGTCTCACCAAGTGGGAACATTTTTGCCTCCTATACGGCCTGTATTTCGAAGGGCTCTCGCCCGTTCGTTGCATTTATCATATCGGACTCGCCGTGATAAGGTAGTTGGTGCTGTAAGAAAACCCGCCGCCTTCTTCTATTCCAATCCACTGTGGTTTTGCCAAAGCAGATATCGCCCATATCTTGTACTGTTGGCCGCCGGAAACGAGAGGCCCTATCGTCCAGCCTGATGTGCCGTGAATGGCGTTGTAAATCGCCCATGCATCCTCGCGGGCCTGGACGATATCCTCTCCCCGAGTGGCGACTTGGAGCATCATGTCCGTTCGGTACGGAAGATCGAAGTCGGCCGGGCCACCGGAGTCGAGGAGCGTGTGGCACCGCACCGAGGCGTCCTGGGCGCGGAACCCGACCTGGACGTTCCCGCCGATGACGAGGCCGGGCACGCGGGACGCGATCCAGATGCTTAACTCTTTGAGCACGTTATTTCCCCGTCACGGCCTTGATTGCCGAAGCGACCATGCCCATGTATTTCTTACCGAACGCCATCAGCTTTGCTTCGACGTATTTCGGGCCGGCGCCGCCTTCCGACCAGTTCACTTTCTTATTCACAGCTTCATGCCACTTCGCCGCGTAGGGCATACGGAAGATCAGCTGAGCGATGATGTTCAACGCGCCGAATCGCTCGGCCGGCTTCGAGCCGCCCTTATGATGGTCCTTGCCCTTGCCTCCGGACTTCTCCTCGACCTTACTCGTTGTGATCCCCTCCAGAATCAACGTGTGATCTCCCCGGAGATTTCCTTCTAAGAGAGGCGTCTTGGGGGTCACGTTATCGCAATCGGCCTTAAGCTCTCGCAGCGCTTCCCACATTCCCTTTTCGGCCGCGGCGGGGGCGGTGGTCAGCGCGTACTCCAAAAAGCGAGCATTGAATTTCGAGAAATCCAGTTCGAAGCCGCCGTCTTTCATTGGTCCGGTCACTTTATCCACACTTCAAAATGCGACACGCTAAAGTCAGCCTTCTTATCGATCCGCATAATGACATGCTCGACGCCTTCGATAATGATCCGGTCCGCTGGCGTCGGCGCGACGATATCTCCGGCGAGATAGACCATCGCTCCGGATACGACCTGTTCGCCTTGGGCGTTGCGGATAAGCTGATTCTGGAATTCCACGCGCGCCTTGACGGCGACGGTCGAATAGGTGGGCACGTTCCACTGGTCAAGAGCCGTGAGGTACTTGATCGAGATGTCGTCCACCAAATATGCCCCGATCATTTGTTCCTCCAGGCCAGCGCATTCTCGGAAACCGGATTCATTACGTCTTCACAATTGGGATGCCAGGGCGGACCGCCGTCCGGCAGTTCGGGATAGCTCTCGCTTTTCCCCGAAACAGAATAGATTTGCCCTTGATATTCGGCGCATTCCGAGCAAGGGTTGTCGTGCCTCGGAATTTCTACGAGATCCTCGTCAAATTGCTTCATGCTCTCTTTAACGGCCTCGGTTTGCGACTCGCGCATCCGCGTCCGGGCGACGAGCTCGGCATAGGACTTCAGGCTGAAATCCCGCCCGTTGATCGTGATGAAATTCCCGCCGCCGATCTGATCTAACAACTTGGCCCGGATCTTCGCGGCGATGTCCTTACTGGTCAGATGGGCCATGCCCGCGTTGTACTTCGTTTTGGCCGCAAGAGAGGCCGCGACAGTGCGGTTGATGAAGCCCTTGACGGTTGCCGAATCGAACATCTGGACCTGTTCGATCTTCGCCATGCCCACCGCCGCCTGAGAGACGACGGACAGATACTTCCGCGCCGTCCTCTCGATGGTCCTATTGGCCTTCCAGTAATCCGTCATGACGGTCTTCGTCAGAGCGGAGATTTTCTTATCGTGCCGGGCCGGGTCATATCGCTTGCTCTGTTTCGCGCCGATCATCTCCAACCGTGTCCGCGCCACGCCCGCGCTTTCCTCATACGCCGCTCGGATCGCGTTGGGGGCCCACATCTGCACAGCCGTGTCGAGCTGGCGGATGATGTCCCTGACCTCCGACAGCACCGCTCCCGACTTCGTCGCCGTATAGGGATCCGGTTCTAATGAAGATAGGGCCTTGATGATCCTCTCCGCCGCCGAAGCATAGACGGATTGGATCTCCGCAATCCGCTCCTTCATCGGGATCAGGGCCAGTTTCTTCGCCATGTCAGTAATCCGTCACGTCCTCGTTCACGCCTTTGTCCTCGTCGCGGTCGATGTCCACGGCATAGAAGGGCGCGGCATCGGCGCCGATGATAAACTCGGACAGCAGGCCATAGACGATGGGAGGAATAGGAAGCTGTGCAAGCCCGGCGTCTACATAGGTTTCTTTGACGATCCCCGCGACAACGACGCCCTGAGCTTGAAGGCCGACCCGCCTGTCCTCGTCGGCCAAATGTTGGAGGAGATAATAGGCCATTTCGCACTGTGCCTTCTGGAGGATGACAAGCTGTGCGGCCGTTGCCTCGGCATACGTCGGTAACTCAAGAAGGCCGGA